AGTTTCTCCTTGAGTATGTCAGACATACTAGAGAACACTTTGATGTCTAGCAGGTCTTCTATGACCTCTCTACGATGTGGAGCACTGAGTTGCATGAAGGGAACAAAAGAAGCACTGCCAAGTATTACAATCTGAGTGAAAGACTTGTAGTTTAGTTTTAGTATTTGTCCTTCAAGATACTTTTGCTGATCGTTTGCAGATGCATCCTCATTGAGTTTCTTTCCATTCTTGTAGATCTCAAACACATTAGGTTTGATACCTCTTATGACCTGATAATCTACAGTTGATATAGAAAATTCTATCTTTACTCTTGCATCTCTTTCGTTGATACTGTTGACAAGTTGACTCTTAGTTATTTTTCTGAAGGGTTTACCGAACAAAGAAAAAGTCAGAGCATCAAGAAGGGTGCTCTTACCCGAACCATTGTTACCTACAATCAATGTATCTTTGTGTACATTGAGTGGTATGGTGGTGTAATAATTTCCTGATGATAGAAAATTTTTGTACTTGATACTCTTAAATTCTATCATCTTTTGGTGGTGGAATAACTAAATCATCTTTACTTATTATAGTATACCTTGTTCCTGTCCTTTCACAAGCAGCAATTGCTACATTGTCTTTTAGTGAAATTACCACCATCTCTGGATCACCTTGTGCTTCCAGTTGCTCTGCATACCTGTAGGCATCATCTTTCTCCTCAAACATAAAGACAACCTTTTCCCCATACTCGTTCACAACAGCGTAAGCACCATCCTGACTCATACCTTTGATAGTTATTATATGCATTCTATTGCTTCTGTATAAACTTCACTAATAACTTTCTTTATTCTAACTAAATCTAAATCAGTGTCAAGTTCATCGATATACTTTGTAAGTAGTGTCATAGTGTCTTCAGTTTGATCTACAAATTCATCTGCAACCACCAGATGATCTGTTCTCTCTACTATTTTTACATCAACAGGTCTAGATTTGTCAAGTGCTTGCATGAACCTATTGTACTCTTTCTCATTACTCTTCTGTCTTACCACCACCTTGACAATTTTATCAGTATACTCTGTAAAATTTGTTAGTTGTCTAGGGGTGTCATGATAATTGATTACCTTGTATAATTGGAATGGATTATTGATTGTCTTGAGTTTCAAGGTCTCTGTATCGTAGATATGGAATCCTCTTTTATCATTGACATCATTCCAGAACATCTCGTACGGATTACCTAGGTAGTAAATCGTACCATTATTACTTCTAGTATGATAATGCCCACTAAACACTTGTTTGAATTTGTTATATATCTCAAAGTCTGCTCCATGCTCCATGAGATGTCCTTGAGTAGCGGTGAATCCATTGAGTTCCAAGTGACCCATAGCAACTTTACACTTACTCTCGTTTATCTTTTTATATGTCTCAACTTCGTTTTCGATGTTGATCCAAGGTATGAAAAGTACATCTAAGTTACCTACCTTCAATTCCTGACACTCAGAAATAATGGTGACATTATCATACTCTCGTAATAGTAAGTCGATAGTATTAATCTCGTTAGTGTTTTTGTAGAAAGCAGTATGGTTTCCGACAATACTAACCAGACTAATGCCCATACTGCGAATAGGGTCGAAATAATGTTTCTTCGCCCAATCCAAAGAATATGAATCAATACCTTTACGATTGTCAAAAGTGTCACCAAGGTCGAGAATAGTTGTGATACCTTCTCTTTCAAGTGTTGGAAAGAAAGTTTCTTCATAGAACTTTAGGAAGTAGTCGTGATATAACTTTGATCCTTTCTTGAATCCAAAGTGTTGGTCAGTGATAATAGCAACTTTCATTCGTATATTCCGTATTTTGTGAGGTCGTAAGTTACTTTTGGTATACCCTCTCCTCTGTGTCGGATAGGTTGTCCTATCTTTTGTAAGATATCAGCAGGTATTTTTTTCTTGGTGATGTCATAGGGTATAGGTGCATTAGTTAGACATACACGGACACACTCCCACTCTTCTTCTGTGAGATCATATGTCATCTATTGTAATTCCTATACTGTATAGCATCTTTGATTGAGTTATACTCAGATGACTTACCGTCTTCGTCTGCGACGAAAACTTCGTCAAACCCAGATCTCTCTATAATTTTTTGTCTTATCTCTAGTTGTTTCTTTTCTTTCTGTATCCTACGTAAGAATGCATAGTGTATGATCTGTGTAAAGTATGCAAAAGGGTTTGTAGATTTCTCAGGATTGAAATTGTTTATGTACTGTACACAGTTCTCTATACCATCACATATCATATCATCTTTGAACATATAGTTTACAAAGTTTGGTTTGTATGACAAGTGTGTCGCTATCTTTAGAAAACATTCACCAAGGTAATTAGTGATGCGAGGTTTAGGTTGACCTGCTTCTTCTGCTTCTTTGATAGATGCCTTATATGCAACGATAGCATACAGGAATTCCTTGTTATTTACATAATGTTCGGATCTTTTACGTGCCATTATATGTTCATTTGTATATGAATATTATAGCACCACTTGACAAGGTTGGCAAATACGGTTACACTAACAGTGTCGCTGTTCAAACGGGGAGCTATAAGTCTTTTTTAGGTTCTTTAGAAGCATCTTCTGCCTTATATAACTTTTCTATTATTTCTCTTGCTCTAGCAACACTGTTCACGTATCCCATCTGTCTATCTAGATCGGGATGCTGACGTTTGAATCCTCCTTCAATAATGTTATTGTAAGTTTTGATTACAATATCATCTTTGATCTCAGATAATGTAATGATTTTATCTAATGCTAATACAAATATATCTTCTTCTGTCATTTTTATCCAAGGTTCAAACTTGTACCCCATGGGTACATTCGCACCAGGGGTGCGAACCTCTTGACATATGACAGGATTATCAATAATTATTTGCTCTACTTCAGAAGTATAATCTACAATAACCTTAGTTAGTATCTCCTCTCCACTAACAAGTTTTACCGTTGCGATAAACTCGTCATAAGGTTCTTTTTTGCCTTCAGATTTTGATCTGAATAATTTCATAACTGAACTTTTCCTCGTTGTAGTATTTGATGCGTTCAATCAAATGATTCAATGTATAGTTTTGTTTGGACTTTTTCTTACAATCATCTGCTATATCATATAGAGTAGCATTCAATTTATCTTTACTCTTTCTGAGGACTCTACCTATTGATTGTAGAGTTCTGATCCTAGATTTACTAGGAGATGCAAAGATAACGTTATGTAGATTCTTGATGTTGATACCTGTAGAGAATGTACCGAATGATGCAATGATGATTGCGTCGTTTTCTTTCTCGGTAATTTGTCTTACCGACTCTCTCTCCTCAACATCTACTCCACCGTGAACAAAGAAAATTTTTCGTTCATCATTATTTATTATATCGTAAAGCACCTCTCCATGGGTGGCAACCCTACTGTATAGTATCAAAGTGTTACCTTTCAAGTCGTGGGCAAGGTTTTTGATAAAATTATTTCTTTTTTTATGTGTGATGAGATATTGTACCTCATCCTCATAGGTATCAAATACTATAGGATCGTGTTTCAGTAGCAGTACTTTGATATTGAGTGTTGCTAGATAACCTTTCTCCTGTAACTCTTTAGTATTGACGATTTTATAAGAGGGTCCGAATAAACCTTCAAGTACCCATTTATGAGTTTGTGTACCATCGAGCGTACCTGTGAAACCATACCTGTATTTTGTGTCATAGAGTTTAGTCATGATACTCACTAATGATTTAGACTTGAACTGGTGTGCCTCATCACCTATCACCACATCAAACCTCTCAAACCATGTCTTAGGTAGTTTGTATATTGATTGCCAAGTTGAGATTATAACTGGTTTTTGACTAAGTAAATCTTTACCTGCATATATTTTGTGACAATGTGTGTCTGCGTTCCAACTATAGTCTATGAAGTCCTTGTACATCTGTTCTACCAAGGATGTGGTAGGCACTATGATGAGTGTTGACCTCTGATGTTCTGTGTGGTATCTTGTAATAGCATATATCATGAGGGACTTGCCTGACCCTGTAGGTGATATCAACAATCTTCTATTCTTTTGCAATGCATCAAACACACCCTCAACCTGATAGTCACGAGGTTTGTATTTCGAGATTCCCGTTAGATAATCCTTTACTCCCTCATGAGAGACTGATTCCGTCTCTTGGTACGGGAGGCCATAGAACTTGGAGTTTTCAAATTCGTAATCGTAATCGTATCTGCGACAAAATTGAACAATCTTATCTAGAAGACCAACGTAAATTTGACGCTTCTGTAGGTTGAATAACCTTATCTTACCATCCCAATACTTTGACCTGTACTGAGGCATAAACTTAGCACCAGGCACATCAAATGTGAACTCATCTTGTAACTCGTGACTTATATGTGCATCGCATTCTATCTGTAAATATACTTCGTTCTTCTTTTTGATAACGAGATTAGCCATAACCTGAAGAG